TCGTCGCAGCTCCATATTTGCGCCCCCTTATTTCAGCTCAAAAGTGCCGCGCACCGGTATACTGTCAGGATCAACAGCAATGTTGCGCTCTTCCCCGTTCAGCTCCGTGCCGGCAATGTCGATAACCCCCGGAATTGCCAGCAGGCGGCTTTCAACTTCGGCAATGCGCACGATCACGTTGTCGCGGTTCTCCCAGTCGCTGTTCAGCTCTTTATAATAGGCATCCAGTGCCGCCTCGATCTCCGGCAGTGTCGTGGCGTAATCGTTCCCGCTGCGGAAGGTTATATTTGTCCGGATGTTGACGGTTGCGGCCGCCGCGCCCTCTATCGTGCAGTAGTGCCCAATCGGCACAACACCCAGCCCCAGCCCTTGCGAATTGTCGCCGTTTACCAGAATAGGATCCATCGTATCTTGCACATAGTCCACCAGCGTGGTAGTCGGCACGCCGTAATTGCTGTCAATAATCACGCAGCGCACGGTTCCGCCGCCGTTCCATGCCGGATATACCTTGACGCCGCCCACGCCCTGCAAGCTGCGGATTTTAGCCTTGTAATCGGCCACGTTCCCGCCGTATGCGTCCGCCATCAGACTGTCAAAGTACCTCCGGCGGAAAGTTTCGGTCTCCTCTTCATCTTCACCAAGGATTGAAATTTCCACCAGTTCGGCGGTCTTCAGTCCGTTGATGGTCTGTACCGGAATAAGCCGCCCGGTCTGGGCGTTCGGCGCAGCTCCGGCGGTTTCGCAGTTGAGATAATACCGGCCCGGTTCGATCCGTTCCGCAACGGCATAAACATATTCGCCGCAGTTGAAACGCGCCCCCTGCGGGATGGTCAAATCTGCCGGAGTAAAAACGCCCGTAACCTTTGCAAATGTTGCCGGAAGCGGTTCAATTCCGCGCTCCGCCGCCCGCCGGATCAAATACGGCCGTTCTGCCGTGTCAGCAAACGACTGATCCAGCATATAATCAAGGGCCTTGTACAACGCCTCAAATTCAATAGAAGCGGGCGCCGTGGCGTCGTAAATAATCGACCCAAGCCTTTTATCGAATTTGTCCGCAACCCGCGCCAAAATGCGGTTCAGAATTGTTTCTGCGGTTTCTCCTGCGTAAAGTTTAGCCATTATGCTGCCTCCATTTGGATGTCTTGACTTATTGCTATATCGCCGTAAATGGTCATGATCTTGAACGATGTGTGAATAACGCCTTTTCGCGGCAGGTCAAAAGAAAAGTTCGCAACGCCGGTTATGCGGTCGTCCGTCAGCAAAGCGTCCCTTATTCGGCGGTCAAGCTCCGGAATCACATAATATATCGGCATACCAAAAAGGTCGTCGATTTCAACGCCGTACTGCCCCTTGTAAATTTCATTTTCGCCGCGCTCCGTGTTCAATATCTTGTAGGCGGCTTTCTCCACGGCTGCCCTGCCGTCAATATGCCCGATGAACTGCCCCGCCGTGCCGTCTTCACGGTCAACCCGCATGTGGTAGGTCAGCCCCGGCTCCTGCGCGTACTGGAACTCTTCTACAACCTCTTCGCTTATGACTGGTAAAAGTGCCATTTGTAAACCTCCGTATTACTCCGGCCCCGGCGCTCCCGGCTGGAAGTTCGCCGGTTTTGCCGCGTTTGGCCATTTGCTTTCACTGCTTGCGCCCTCTTTCCATCCGGGCAAGCCCTCCGGAACAAACGGCGCTGTTTCTTGCGTTGCTGTCCCCGCTCCGGCGTGTGTCTGCCACTCTCCGCCGACAATATGCGGCGTGATCCGGTCAAGCACAAGATACTTTTGCCCGCCGCGCATACGCAGCAAAACAACCTTTTCGCCCTTGTGCAGCCCGTTGTAAACCCGCATCCGCTTGCGGCCTGCAATGTTGTGCAGGTGTGATGTGTGCCGCTTCTGAACGTCTGCGAACTGATTGCTTGCCTTGCTGCCACCGTGGTTGTGGCTGTTATATTTCGCCGTGTTGCTGTTGTGGGTGTCCACATTGCCATCATGCACGCCCTGAAACTCTGCAAGGTCGTTGTCGTCGATGGTCTGCCAGTAGACTTCAACATCCACCCAGTGATCGCGCACGGCGTTTGTCAACTCCAAAAAAGCCTCATCCAGCACCAGTTTGTCATGGATTTGAATTTCCAGCGGCGCGTACTCTTCTGAAACAACCTCCCCATACTCGAAGGTTGTCGGCTTCGTTGCCTCTTCCGCATTATGCGCAAGCCCTGCTATGACCTGCGCCAGTGCATTGCTGCTCATTATCTCAACTCCTTGCCCGATAGCTGCAAATCCATCGTGTGATGGTCATTGTTGAACGTATGCGTTACGCTGTCAACAATCGCGAACCAGCGCGCGGTCTGATCGCCCAGCGCAAGATCCAGAACAACGGAACTGCCGCCCCTGATGTTGGTATCTCCGAACGCGCCGGAGATTGACAACTTGCGGCGCACGCGGTTATTAAGTTCCAGAATTTGCGCCGCCACCTTTTCCGGGTTGGCGTCTTCGCTCAAGTTATTGTCGAAGTATTGAAGCGCCCCGTATCGGTTCACGCTGTCAGCGTCAACTTTATAATACGCCTGCGCCACTTCTGGCGCGTCGTCTTTGCCCTTGCCCTTTGATTTCTTTTTCTGGATCAATTTGACCGCGTTGTACATCTCTTCAATGCTGCTGGTATAGTCGAAGTCTTCCGCCGTCTGGTTGCAGATCAAAAGATCGCTTTTCATCTTTTCGGCGTCCTTCAGGCAGATTTTGCCCGCGTCGTCGTAAAGAATAAACAGCTTGCCGGTGTTAATCAAAGTCTGATCCAGCGTATCTTGTACCGCGTCAAAGATCGTTTTGTTATCGCAAAGCATGTTTTCAATAACAAATCCGGTGTCTTCAATATCACCCGCCCGCAGCAGGAACTGATCGCAGACAATTCGCAGAAAATCAGACGCTTTTTTGTTCTGAATTTTCCAAGTATCTTTATTCTTGAAATACCGCAGCTGGTCATAAGCAACACATGAAATATGCTGGTCTTTGTTGCGCGATTTCTCGAAGATAAAACCCACGAAAACGATTTTTTCGTCCACGGTCAGCCGCGCTACAGCACCCTCTGAAAAGCTCAAATATTCGTCCTTCACCACCGTGAAAGTGAGCTTTGCCGGCGCGCCTTCCCGCGTCTGTTCCAGCGTGATGCCGTCCAGCGTTACGGGTATCATCCGGCGGCTGCCGTTGAATATTGCCAACTCAATCATAAGCCAAACTTCCCGGCGATTTCGCCCGGCATTGCGGCAATCTTTCCGGGCATTGCTGCGATTTCGCCGCCGATTTCATTAATCAGCTTTTTTAACTCTTCCGTGAAGGTCTTGCCGCGCTGTTTTGTTGCTTTATACACCAGCTTTCCGTCTTTGTCCTTTTGCGGTTTTGCGTCCACGCGGATGGTCGCATATTCGCGGTACTCTTTCAGGCGCAATTCGACAATAACGTCCGGGCCTTCGGAAGCATCCTCTTTCTGGCTGCAACTTTCAATTACAGCGTTCATGTACGAATAGCCGCGCGGAATCATGCTGCCAGCTGCCATCTTCACAACAATGAACGGAAACGGTATTTTGCGCTCCATAAGCAGGCGAAAATACATTGTGAATGCCGACGCCTCCGCACCGCCCAAGTTGTATGTGGCAAACGGGTATCTGTTGCCCGTCGGCAGCAAAACTTCGAAAGACGCCTCTTTCAATTTCGGGTCATGCAGGATGTTGATTTCGCCGTCGTTTATAAGCGTAACAGTCTGATTGTTGCCGCCCATTTCAATATTCAACGCCGCCGGAGTAACCGGCAGCAACACCGGCCCGATTAAGAACAAATAACTTGAAAACATCACAAATGCACTCCTTCCGCCGCGCTGTCCATTGCCGAAGTCAGCTTGTTGGTCAGCGCCGTGACCATCTTGTCAAGGTCAATATCGGAGCTGACATTATTGTTATTATTCATCTGGATGCGGATTTCCGTACCGCTCAAGCGGTCAACTGCACGCCCCGCCATGATCTCTTTCAGATACTTGTAATCCTCTTCAGCCTTCGGCGCGGTGTTTTTGGCCGTCTGCGCTGCCAAATCGTTGCCCTTTTTGGCTTCGTTCAGCAGCTCGTTGATTGCCGGATCACCGCCAAGCCCCAGAGCCGCTTTGATTTTGCCCATCGGGTCTTCAGCAAATGACGCCCCAGCCGCATAACCTGCTTTGGCGTATTCTTTAATATCCGAAAAGTTCATTTTAAGGTGGTCGAAGGATTTGTAACCTTCGGGAGCTTTGCCCGGATTGACCGACGCCATCATGCTGTTGATTTTATTTTCAGCAGCAGCAGAGACGGAGCCCTTGAAAGTCATCAGCTCCATCTGTCCCCACCCAAGCCCGATTGCGTCCATCGCTTCGGACAACCAGTTTATTGCCCGGATGCCCTGATTGACTGCCCACAAGATACCCTTTGCCAGAGCGTTTGCGACTGGATCAATTCCTTTCAAGATACCCATAAAAAGCCCCTTGAAGGTTTCAAGCAAACTGTATATCAGTTTTTTGACTGAGTACGTCGGGTGTGTCCACACGTTGTAGAAAAACTCTGCCAGAGACAGCAAATTGTTCCAGACTGCCGCAAGAGTGTTTTTCAAGTACGCGAAAAGCGCATACGCTGCCCCCGTTATAATGCCGGTTGCAGATACGCTTTCGCCCGTCCATTTGTTATACGCTGCTACAACAAGGTAAATAAGCGCGATAAGCGCGATAATTGCAATAATGATCCATGTTATCGGGTTTGCCAGCATTGCGGTATTAAGCCCCCACTGTGCAGCCGTCTGCGCCGTTGTTGCAGCAACTGCCGTGCCGGTTGCTGCCGCCCATGCGTACTGTGCCACGGTGGTGGCAATCTTTATACCCTTGCTGATTCCCTCAATCGCCATCTGTGCCAGCATGACGGTTTTATACAGCATCATGGCCCCGATAACGCCATAAATAACCGGCGCAAGGAAAGCCCAGTTTTCGCGCACCCAGCCAACCGCCGCGGCAATGCCTTGAATTGCCGGGATTACCATTGATACAATCGCGGAAACAATATTGGTCATTCCGTCCATGAACCCTTGAAACTGCTCGCTGTTGATCGCGCCGGAAATGATTTCTTGCAGCTTCAGCATGTTGGTTTGGAAGGTGTTTTTTGCCATTGTCCACGCTGCCGAAAAGGTCAGCGGCATTTTATTAAAAGCCGCGTCCGTCTGTTCGGCAGACCCCAGAATTGCATTTTTGACCACATCGGCGGTAATCTTGCCTTCACTGGCCAGCTTGCGAACATCGCCCATGCTGACGCCCATATAATCGGCAATCGTGCGCACGATATTCGGGGCTTGATCCAGCACGCTGTTCAGCTCTTCACCGCGCAGCACGCCGGAACCCAACGCTTGAATAAGCTGGAAAGTGGCGTCTGACGCGCCCTGTTGGCTTGCCCCGGCAATGGCAAACTGTTTATTGAGCTGTTCGGCAAATGCGATGGCTTCCGCATTACTGCCGAACGCTTCAGCCGCATTGTTCCGCAGCTTACCCACAAGGTCAGCCGTCTGCTGGAATGGCGCGTGCGACGCCTGCGCCGCTTTGTAAATATCCTGCATGTATTCAGCAGTTGATTGCGTGCCATCGTTGGCGGCGTCAAGTCGGGCTTTGATATTGGTTATCTCGTCAGACCATGCAACAGTCTGCTTGACCAACTCCCAGCCCGCGTATGCCGCGACAAAGCCTTTGATTTTGCCCCAGAGACCATCCGCCGCGCTCCGGCTTTCTTGAAGGCTTTCCGTTACTTCGTCCTGCGCCTGTTCGGTCTGCTCAAGAGCGCGGTTTGCCTCATAAATACCGGACGCGTTCATGGTCTGCCCTTCGATTCGGTCAAACCCAGCGTTGACGCTATTCAGAGAAGATGCAATATTCTGCAATGGCTGCGACATCAAGTCGTTAAGTGCCAGCGTACTGCTAATTGTTGCCATTATCTTCTCCTCCCCTTTCGCGCGGATTTTAGTTTATCGTTTTGCTCTTTTTCATCTTCATTGCGGACGATTATTGACGCCCACAAGAAGGCTTTTTCTTTTTCACTTAACTTTGGGATTTTTAGCACTTCCCGCATGGGCCAGTGCAGCTTTTGTATAGCGTAATGTGCAAGCCCGGCATCCCCACCGAGCCGAATCAGTTTTTTGCCGTCTCAATGTTTTCGTCTTTTCCGTCTGACGCGCCCGCAGCGTCGTTTTTTTTGAACACCCCGCTCAACTCCATGCTGAATTTCAGCGCGGCTTCATATTCCGCCGGATCGTCCAGCAGCAAACAAATCAGATTGTCGGGCGTGCGCTCATCAAGCGGGTATTCGCTCATGTAGCTGTCCACCAGTTCACGGTCGCGCAAATCGGGAAAAACAACAGTTTGCGCCAAAAACATCCGCCCGAATTTCGCGGAATCAACTTTCATCTTTCCACTGCGGTCTTTGATTTCAGAACACGCGTTTTGGATTTCGTCTTTTTCGCGGGAATTAATGCGCTTGAACTCCCACATTACCGGCTTGCCGTCAGCGTCCACAAAGTCTTTGGATGCTGCGAAAAACTCGTTTTTCTTAACCGGTTTGTTCTGCTTGAAAAATACGGATAAATTGCTCATTTGTTTTTGCTCCTTTTTTGTGTGTTATTTATCCTCCCGACATTGACGCCGGGAGGATCATTTTTGCCGATTTTAGCCAGCGATTACGCTGGTGCCAGCGGCGAACTTTTCAAGCGGCTGCACGCCGCCAGCATTGAAGTTGACTTCCTGCTCCAAAAATTCGCCGTCTCCGTCCATCGCGGCAACGATAATATCACCGTCAAGGTGGCAATCCTTGACCAGCTTTACGTCGCGGCCGTTTGCGGCGGTCGGGTCTTCGTTGACCGTCTGCAAATCGAAGTACGGAACCATGCCGCTGTCAGCCATCTGCTGCACGATGTCGTCCACTTTTGGGTTGACCTTGTAAATGGTCATCGTGCCGCTGTAGCTCATGCCGGTGGCGCGACTTCCCTTAACAAAGGAGCCAAGGCGCGGCACTTCGGTGCTGTCGATGGTCGCTTTGACTTCGATGTTTTTAACATTCAGCCAGAGTTCGCGCACGCCGTTGATAATAACGTAGCACTTGCCAAGTTTGGCACTTACGGCGTCATTGGGTTTGAAAATTTCAGCCATTGTTTATCCTCCTTACTCAACGGTAATAGTTGCATACAGCTGGTACATGGCATTGACTGCGTTGGTCGGGTAACTCAACAGCACGCTGCCTTTGGCGTCGCCCTTTTCGACCTTCACGGTTTCCGGGTCGAACTCCTGAATTGCGCGGATGTCCTGCAAGGTTTGCAGATACTTGATAACCACGCCACGGAAAGCACTTCTGCCGTCCTGATCGTTCGGAGTGATGCCCTGCCAGTTCTTGTTGAAAGTCGCGGAAATATCCGTAATCTGCTGGTAGAACACGCGCACGCTCTGATTGCTCTTAAACTCGCTCTGTTCCTCTTCGGTGACGGTTACAAAGCTGTTGATGTCAGCCAGCACGCGCACTTTGTCCCCCGCTTCATGGAAGGCGAATTTACCGCCGTTAATGAAGTTTTCCAGCTGGGTCTGGGTGTAGTCGATATTGATCTTGTATTCGCCGTCATAAATACGGTTCTGCAAGGTCTTGTTGACTGCCACGCCAGCGTGAGCGCCAAGCGCCCAGTAGATCAAGGCATATTCCGGAGCGCCTTCATCCAGCACCTTGTTCTGGATCACAATAACATTGTAATTGTCGGGCGCGATTTCGCCGCCGTCTTTGTCCGCGCCGGGAACAACCAGCTGAAACACCTTGCCGACTTCATCGCACATGCGCTTGGTGTAGGCCACATACAGCGCAACAGTTACTTTGTCGTTGCTGTTGCAGCAAAGAGTGTGAAACGCCACGCGCTCCGCTTTGTCCAGAAACGCTTGGTGGCTG